ACCCCTGTGGGGAATTGTGAAGATTCGATGAAAAAGGGGAAAACTGCAAAATGCCCCTTGACGAGTTGCGAAGTAGATAGTAGAATGAGAGTGAAAGGTTGAAGCAAAGAGAGAAGAGAAAGGAGGACAGCAATGCACATCAGCTACAAGATTAGCCGCGGTTACTACCTCACAAAGGATAACAAGATCATTCAGGTAGTCATCTTCTTTCATGGTAGTACTAAGTATGGTTACAAGGCCAAAATAGCCCTATGGGGAAAGTCTGAAGAAGAGGCATTTTGGGTAGATGGTCGTCGAGTTAGTTGGAATCGTGAGTATATCGAAAAGCTACAAAAGGAATTGCAAAAAGCGTGATCTATATGCTAAACCCTGAGAAAAACAGAAAAATCCTGAATCCCCCTTGACGTGTAATTGACCGCATGCTAGAATAGGGGTGAAAGGTTGAAGCAAGCAGAAAGGAGGAAAACAATGAACGAAGTAATCACGAACAATCCACAAGGCTGGCATGAGGATTGGGACAACGGAATGGACATTGAAATTATCGCAGAGAAGTGGGAAGAGCTAAAGCAACTAGAGGAGGAATACAAGGGATACGGATGGGATGATGAGGAAGAGTAAATAGCAGAGAATTAGAAAAGCAGGGAAGCATACCGTAAGGTATCCTGGTAAGGAAGCCACCCCTCCACTACCACTACCCCTAACCCAAGACTAAAGGAGACCAAAGATGATCACGTTCGACTATGTACGTAGTAATCAGGGCGACTATGCAGTACAACTATATGACGATCATGGTTACTTCTGCATCCTTACATCTGACCTTGAATACCCCCAAGGTATAGGTTGGGCAACAGAATGGGAAGTAATCGACCCTGGAGAAGTACCTGAAGAGGTGCGTAGGGAATTAGACTTAGCAGTGGATGGATACCTTGACTACCTAGCGTATAGGGATAGTGAGGACAACCCTATAGGATAGAAAAATTCGACTAACCCACCTTGACTGGACACTTGGTTTGCACTATAATGTCATCGAGCGAAGGGGAGAGCAACGAAACCAAGGGGAATAAAAATGATTCGCAAGCTAACTAAATTTGAGATCAAAAGCCTAGTTTCAGATTGCCCTGCTTTGCAGTATGCTCTCCAGGTTCTTGATGAGAATCCCCCTCTACCCCTACCCTCTCCCCACCCCCTGCGGGATGAAGTTGTCGAGCGTGTACGTGAGTGTGCACATGCCTGGATGAAGGGGCAAGTTTTGGATGAGCAGTTAGACAAGGCTATCGTTGGATTCTGCTACCTAGTAAGGAATTACCCCGAGCATCCCGCGTTTGACGCATTGCGGGATAACCTGACACGTGGAGAATTGCAAGCTGCACTACGCAAGATTGGGGACACTTACGCTTGCAAGTTTTCCCCTTGTGTAGTAAAAGGAGCGTCCCTTTATGTAGTGGCTAAAGGTGAACCACCACACATCTTTGAACCACTATACCTAGCTACCCTAGGTAAACTGGAACCGCGGATCAAGGATATAGGTCTAAAGGTTCTAGGGGATTGCTTGCGGGCAATTTGCATGATTTCCACTTCGCAGAAGCGTATCCCTCAGCACCAGCATTGGGCAATCGCTAGGCTGATTTGGGATATGTACAACTACAAGATAGATTTTTATTACATCCGGAAGTGAAAGGTATTATCATGCGGACATGGTTCTGTAGTTACATGCGCACTAGTGATGGAGACATTATACCATGGTTGGATTGCGTTAGTCACTATGAGCCAAACACCACAACTGAAACAGTTTACACCCTAAGCCTATACAAACTGTTTCCCAATTTACAAACAGAGCTAACCAAGACAATTAGGAAATGTCGATTAGTTGTGAAGAATAAAAAGAGTCTAAGGGATGCTTTGAAGCTAGGAGTCTATGTAGTAGGTGAACGTGTCTTTGCAGTGGTTGATGCAGATACTGCTTACGAAGTAAGTAACGGTAAGCTAATCAAGCTATCCCAGGATGATTATCAAGGGTATATCAAACCTGAATACTTTATCTCTACACCCCAAGAATTCGCTAGCCTACCTGAAAAGATTCTGAGGACCATGCTTGATCTTTTCAAAGAAGCAGCTAAAGATCAGGTTACCCCAACACTCAAGGAGAACGTAGATGGACACACAAGCAACACGGAATCTAATAGCTAAGGTTGACGAGTGTGTCAGTGTTTCTACGATCAGAATGAGCAACCCCCCGCAGAGCACGTGAAGAGTGACTGAGCATTCACGGGTTGATCGAATTCTCTGAGTTTGCTCCAGTCAATCTTTGGGAATTGTCTCATCATGTCCATATACTCATCCTCAGTAATCTCCTCATTAGGTGCATACTTGTAGGTTCCATTATCCCTAGGTAGAAACGAAACACCTGTTATGCTGTCCATGTGATTCCACACCCATTCACCAACTTCATCCCATTCGTTGTCTCCAACGTACACTGTGCATGAAACTGAATGTTCAGTATAATTCTCTCTCCACGCTAACCAGTTTTCCAGTTGTTGGATTGCACTAAGATCGTTGCGCGTCAACACCCCTTCGGGAGACTTTACAGGGAAGCAGAAAACCATCAACCTTTCTGGAGCTTCAGGAGCAGGGGCATGTGGTACACCTTGCGACACTAGGAATTTGCACATTGGACTATCTTTACTCTCTCTCACCCATCTACGATAGAATCTAGCATACCTAGGATGAACACCCGAAGAGCAACCAAAAAGGACCGCGGAATCTCCCGATGGTTTCACGGTAGTAATCGCTTTCGGTATGTTGATTCCAAACCTTTGCGCAAGCATCCGAGCAGTTTGAATCGACTCCTCCTTGAGTTTTCGCATTAGTGCTTCTCTACCCGAGATGCCATACCTTAGTAATTCGCAATCCACTTGCCCTGTAATATCTACCCCTAGTAATCTCTCCTCTTCACAATTACGCTTCCACTCACTGCGGATATAGTTGAAGTCTGTGCATAGGCTTTGCAGTACACCAAAGTATGTAGCTGCTCTTACTTTATCTACTAAGGATTCCGTTGTGTCTCCTTGACGAGCTACAGCAATGGATAGATTGCAGAATTCAAACGGTCTCAGTACAATCTCCCCACAAGGGTTGGTACCAAAATCGCAAGACTCTCTCCTTGAGGGTTTCAATCTCCGCGTAGCGTCGCGGTTGAAAATTCCCCGTTCACCACTCCCGCTTTGCCTTAGTGCTTCCCATTCGTCAATGAACGATTGCTTTGTGTAGTTGCGATCGTACACCGCGGAGTTGTTAGCCATGGAGAGATAAAGACCATGATCCCAATAAGTCTTGTCATTCCACCATTCACCCGACTTGATGAATCTCATACCAAGAGAGTGAAGATCAGAGAGTGATATTAGTGCAGCACGCCTTACACCACCTACTTGAACAATTCTACCTATAAAGCATGCAATGCGATGTACATCTGTGTCTCTTAGTTTATGACCACCATTACTAGAGATAACATTACGTGTAAAGTTGATCAATTCCCTCAAGGGTTCAGGTCCACTAGCATATCCACCTTTGGTCTTGAGGATTGATCCTTTAGGTCTCACTAAGTGTGTGTCTAATTCGACATCGTATCCGTCAAAGAAAATCTCAAGGCAACGCAATAGTGCGTCGCACCATCCCTCAGTTGTGTCTTCTACTACCACCTTTTCCACTACCTTACCATTCCAAGGCTTTACTCTAGGTAGGTTACTGATATACTGCTCCTCAACAGAGAAACCTACACCTGTACCTTGCATGAGGACGTATAACATTTCCGCAAAGCATCTCAGGTCAATCAAAGGTATATACGAGCAGTTGTAAACACCAACGTTGCATCGATCTAACGCTGGTCCAGCTAGTTGAATTACACGCAAAGCTGGTGAAGCCTGCATGTGTAGGAGTTTATCTTTCAACCAAGACCATTCCTCTTGCTTTAGGTATGCTTTGTGCTTAGTCGCAACCTTTTGCAACCAAGGTATAATCCTGTCGCAAACAGCCTCAGTCCACGTTTCTCTACGGTTTTCCTGAGGAATCCATCGCGAAAACTTGGAATAAAACTGATAAGTTTGTAGGTCATGCATAGCTTTGTCCTCCTTGCGTCGAGTTGCCAGGTACACTAATTTAGTGTCTCGGGTATTACTGAGCGACTCTAAGCCGCATAAAATCCGCGTGTACACGAAGTATTGGGAGTTCCATCATGCTTGCCAGTGGGAAAGAGTTGTTAGATATTGTCTCACGTTGGGAAAACGTTTTAGCTACCCATCAACGTGGGGGAAACCTTTGCTCTTATGGTCTAGGTTATGCAGGATACGATCTAAGATTGTCCAATCAATTCCGCATTCCTAGTTTGTACTACGTGAATCCAGGTAAGAATCGTTCCGTAATTCAACCCAAGGGGATGTACACATTTATCAATGGTGCAATACCCCAATTCAAGTATAACAAGACAGTCTCGCCATTGAATCCCTATGAGCACTACGTTGATGTTGTTGTTGAAAGCAATATCCTAGTACTACCTAGCTACACTACAATCCTTGCTCACTCTATTGAGAAGATCGTAGTACCTGAGAATTATCTAGGAATTTGTCTCGGGAAGTCTTCATATGCACGCATAGGCCTACTAGTAAACACTACACCAGCGGAACCTGGATGGAGAGGCAATCTCGTTATTGAGCTAACGAACCTGTCGCCATGGAAAATTGAGCTACGCATTGGTGAAGGGATCGCACAGATGCTTTTTCTCAAGCTAACTGATAAGGCTACGTATCAAGGTCGTTGGCAAGATCAGAAGCTACCAAAGGAGTAAACCATGGAAGTTTACCTAATCGCTAAGAGCCAACCTATCTATCACACAATCTCTCAGTGGTTATCTAAACACCACGTGGACTATAAACCCACAACAACGCATTCAACTGAGGCTATCGCAGAATATGCGGGGAGAGTTTGCTACGACTCATTCGCTAACCCGCGTCCAGGTGGAACGCAAGCCTACTTAGAGAACATCCTCAAGCAGGGTCATGGTTCGGTTTTGGAGCATTGCGTGTACACTTTCGCATTCGTTGGGTTATCTCGTGTATGCACGCATGAGCTAGTGCGTCATCGCGCGGGGTTCTCTTATTCCCAACGTAGTCAACGCTATTGCGATGAAGGTTGCATGAGTGTTGTTGACCCACTACAAGGTGTAGAGAGAGGAGATAAACTAGGAGAGGAGATAGAGGAATGTATCAACCGTAGTCGTGAGTTATACGACAAGATATGTTCTCTTCTAGAGAGAGAAGGCTATCAACGCAAGGTAGTAAGGTCAGTTGCTAGATACTTCCTCCCCCAAGGAATTAGCACGGAAATTGTAGTGACAGCTAATGCACGTTCCTGGAGGCACTTCGTGGAAACACGTGGATCAAGTCATGCAGATAGAGAAATTAGGTTACTCGCGAACAAGGTCCTTGATAAACTACTAGAAGATTCCCCTAATCTTTTCGGGGACTACAAGCGTGAACCCTTGGGAGACGGTACATGCGAGATAACAACGGAATGGGAAAAGGTGTAGCACCTTCTCTCTTTGCTCATGCGAAGTGGAGGGAAACCCTATCGGGAATTGATGGGGTTTCTCTCTTTGTCGATATATCCGAGTTACCCGAAGGGGTGTTAGTCCTAGCACCTTCGCAGAAAGCGGAGAGGTTTTTCAAGACTCAGGGGATACGTTGCCTAGAGGTTGAAGACTACGACAACGTAGAGCACGTATTGCAGAGGGTAAAAAGCGTTCTCTCTCTAGGGGAAAAGGGTAAGGAAAAACCAAGGGAAAAGAAGGAAGACAAACCTAGTGAAGAGACTAAGGTAGTGAAACTAAAGACTCAGGCTAAGGTTGTGGAGTTTCTAGAGAAGTACATGGAAAACAACAACTACTATGTTTATAACCACCAGATTGTGCACCTAACACCTAGTGGACTGAAAAAGGTAGATAGGGACTATCTCGCCAGGGATGTTATTCGACACTACGAGTTGATATTCGATGGTAAGGACTACATTCCTGCGGATAGGTTGTGTGGTCTTGCACTCTCAGGTGTTTCGTTGAAGACAATCTCTGCTCATCGCAACTACCCCGTTTACTGTCCACTTGCGACCGATAGTGTCTTGTGTCCCAAGGTTGAACCCACAAAGTTTACATCTAAGGTTGGTGATATACTCACTAGTGTGGAGAGTTACTTCTCAGTGCTAGGTGTACGGTTCAAAGACGTTCACTCCATGGCTTCTACGCTAGCTGCATTGCTTACTCCTCTTGTCTATGTCCCTAACAACCCCATCTGGGTAATCACTTCATCAACCCCAGGTGTTGGAAAAACCCTGCTAGCGCAATCTGTTTTCGCTTTAGCGACTGGAGAGATAATCCCTGTTACTCCTTATCCCGATAGTGACTCTGAGGCAAGAAAGCAAATAACATCCGCACTACTATCTAACCGTCCTGCACTAATCTGGGATAATCTATCTAAACCCCTTGGTGGACCATCAATCGACGCACTGGTCACTTCAAGGTTGTGGAGAGATAGAATCCTAGGGCGTTCTCAGATGGTGGAACTGACGAAGTTCATTACTCTTGCATGCACAGGGAATAACGTATCACTTACCGCGGACACCTATCGTAGGGTTTACGTTACTCACCTTGAACCCGTCGGGGACAAACCTGAGTCTAGGTTGTTCACTAAAGACTTGGTAAACGAGTGTATCAACAAGCATAAGCAATTCGTCAAGGATGCAATGGGTTGGTTGGCGTTCTACGAAAAGCAAGGTTATGTTCCCCAGAGGGGGTTTGGATCGTTTGAACAGTGGAATGCAGTCGTAGGTGGATTTGTTGAATGGTTGTTAGGTGTACACCCCGCGGATACATCGGAGAGCATAGTGTCTGAAGACAAGGAGTTACTAGAAAGGTTCCTAGTGAATTTCCCCTATGGGGATTACACTAGTGTGGAGGATATACTGAAGGATTGCCAATCGACTATGTTTGGGAATGTGTCCAAGGAATTTGTATCCACAGTCAAAGAGATAACACCTAAACTACTAACTAAGGAACTGTCCCAGTGGTTGATGAGACATGAAGGTAGAGTGATCGCTGGTAAGGTTATCACTTCAGTGAAGCAGAAGGGAGTGAGGCTATATGCAGTCAAAGAGGTTAGATCAGTCTGAGGTTGTGAGGTATTGGGAATTACTTTGGGGTGAGAGGTATAAGTTAGGTCAACCACTGCGTGGACACCCCAAAGTGAAAGGTCCTGATGGGAATATCTACAACCTATACGTTGACACTCCAGTGTTCAACGATTCACTAAGTGTACTACACAATCACTATAAACCCAAGGCAATAAAGATGCTCAAGCGTTTGGTCTATAGGAATAAACTGAGAGGTTACGATTGCGAAAGTGTAGCCTACGATCGTTTTCACTTCGCATTACTACGTTATCACCCATCGTTTTATCCCAAGAACCCTGAAGGTGGGTTCTATCCTTACATGCTAAATGCTAAGATGGTGTTCTACGACTGTAGGGATTACAAGAAGAGAAACGTATCTGACGCTACATTTCCACCTATAAACGATCTCCTAAAAGACTCTAGCCCAGACTTCGATTTCGACGAACCTTTCTCTGACCTTTGAATTCTCCCAAGAGAGAAAGATAGAGTAATACTTGTCGTCAACAGGTAGTACAGTTTTCACCACGTCACAAACCGCGTCAATTGAATTCACAGGGTCCATGAGGTTGTAAGGTTGATGCACTGAGCATATCACTAACACTTTAGGTTTGATTGTATCTAGACTCATGTTTTCAACGATTAGGTTGTCCATCAATATCTCTCTCCATAGATCATCCGACTCCTTAGCTGCTTGAGTTTTGAAAACACACTTAGACCTAAAGGACGTTCTCCACCTACGGTTTTTTGACACTCCAGCGATCAAAGGTAGCGTACACCGTCGCACTACCCTAACCAGTCCATGCTCAACTTCCCTTTCCAACACTCGATCGAGCAACGTTTCCCCGATTGGGGTTTGCCCCAGTGGAGCACGTTCCCCAGATACCTGGGTTTTGTCACCGCTTCCGTTTCCGTTTGTTGAGAAAAAACGCTTCCAACGCTTTCCCATCCTTTGCCCCCTATAAACCTTGTAGGTGGATTGAGGCATGCAATCTCTAGGCATTCAATGACCCTAGTATCCTCTGTGTGCTCAGGTTCTAGTGTAGGTTCCTCTTGCGATTTATGCTCTTCTATCTTGGATTCTATCTCCCTTAGGAAGTCTTCTAGATTCTCCTTGGGAATGTAACCACCACCAGCGTATTTGTGACCACCTAACCTGCCTAGGCCGGTTAGGAATATAGGTTGTAGATTGCATGATGACGACCTGATACTTAGCCTATACACTCCACCATCGTCAAAGCATGCTATACCTACAGGTTTTCTCTTGGCTTCTCTAGAAGCTAGATACGAGATATGACCCTGGAATTCTCTAGGGTAGATAGCTATAGACACTCTTTCACTCTCTAACACCCGTAGGGGTTGGGCACTACGTGATTGAATTTTTCTTTCCTCATTAGCCTTTTTGATGAGCCTTAGTGTCTCCGCGGAGGGATTGCGTAGGAATTCCCAAGCGTATTCAACCTTACCTATCCTAGCGCAAGAGTTGATCCTAGGTACTACGTGATAGCGGATATGACTAGGTGAATGCAACCTTCCCCAAGGTGTATCGTCACTCCAGTTATCTAGGAATGTGGTTGTAGTATCGTAGTCAACACTACAGTAATCCCCAAGCGTTCCAATCAATGCAAGGGGTGTTGTGTAGTGGTTACCAAAAAGGTGTTGGGCAATTAGACTAGTACACGGGGTAATTTCGTGTTCTCTTGAGTGTGGGTTTATGATGTTTGCCTTTCCCCTAGGTTGGTAATCTTCAGATTGGTGGTGATCGATGATCAGAACGTTATAGTTATCATACAACCCACTTGAATACTCGGGTGAACCGCGGTCTAATATAACATTCAGAGAATCTCTATCCAAATAGTCCTCACGCACCACAAACCCATCGCTACGGTTGAAAAGTCTTATGGAGTAAGGTTTTGCGTGGCGATCTAGATATAATGAGAGAATAGCTCCAGCAGTTAGTCCATCCGCATCGTAGTCTATAATGAGGTTTATCTTTGATGCTTGATCCACTATATTCCTAACAGTGAACCTGTCACAAAACGACCAGTTGAAAACCTTTCTCAAAGGAGACAAGATATGCGTAATGATTCCCCTGAGATTTTCCGGAAGTATGTTTTCGATGTGGTAGAGACTCTTCATTACTTCGCTATGAACCCCGATGAGGAAAACAAGCTTCGTGTAAAAGCTTGCGAGATACTTCTGAGATATTTACCCGATACTACCGCGTATCTAGACACCATTGACCGCCTGGAGCGTATCGAACAGGAGCTAGGTATTGAATCCGTCGGTCTTGAGGATGACGATGATGACAGTGAAGAGGATGAGGAAGCGGATGAATGAAAAGGGACATCCAGAAGAGATTAGAGCGTATCTCCAAGGTACTAGCCTCACTCAAAAGTAAAAAGGTTCCACCTAATCCTGGTAGGTATTCTATTGCATGGTTACGCAGTGTAGTCCCTAGTTACTTCCAACTAGAATCCCCTGAGTTTCACAATAAAATAGCAGATGCACTAAACGATCATGACAAGATAGTGATCACTGCACCTAGAGGATCAGCTAAAAGCACGGTCATAACTCTAGGTTATCCCCTCTACACAATCTTATACCACAAGCGCATCAAGTATATACTCATCGTTAGTGATACATTTTCACAAGCTAGCAAGCTTCTCTCCTCAATCGCTCATGCACTAGATACCCTAGGTGTAAACCATCAAGCTAGTGCATCGCGGATTATCGTGGGTTCTACGCTTGTAGAAGCCTTGGGAACAGGTTGCAGAATCCGAGGGAGAAGATGGAGAGAATCTAGACCGGAATTGATCATCTTAGATGACCCTCAAGGCCACATGGACCTAATTTCCCCTTCGGTTAGAGAATCCCATTGGGACTGGTTTCTACGTGATCTTATCCCCGCGGGTTCACGTACATGTAAGTATATCGTTGTAGGTACAACAATTCATGAAGACAGTATAGTGCACAAACTATCATCCCAATGGTCTAGTCTGACATTTCCTGCTCTCACTCTCCCCGAGAGAATAGACTTGTGGCAACAGTGGTATAAACTTCCTCAAGGGGAACGTGATACCTTCTACACACAAAACAAGGATGAGATGGAAAAGGGTGTCACACTTCTGTGGAGGGAACGCTGGAGTCTTGAATCCCTCATGGAGGCCTACTTTTCTCTAGGTGAAGACGTTTTCCGTAGTGAATACCTACAACAACCTGGTTTAGGTGCAGTGTACCCCCTATTTCTACCATTTATCGACGATGACGCTTTTGTGGATACTATCCCAAGTAACACCTACTGTAGTGTTATTGCAATTGACCCTGCATACTCAACAAAACGATCCGCGGACTGGTGCGCGGTAACTACTCTCTACGTTAGCTACGATAGCTCCACGATCTACGCCCATTGTGATTGCTCTAAGGGAGATTGGGTAAACTTCGCGGTTGAGAAGATACTATTGCATAGACCCCTCAAGGTTGTCGTGGAGTCTAACGCAACGTTGGGGACTGCATTGCAGTTGGTGAGAGATGGTTTTGCGGAATTGTACGACAGTGGCCAGTTTCCACAATTCCTTGCACACATGTGGACATCGGGACATAATAAGCACAACCGTATCGTTACGGGAATCATGGGGGTAATAAAGGGGAACAGACTAAGGATAACTAGATCATCAACAGAGCTAGTCCAGGAGATAAAGTCTTATCCCAACACTAAGCATGACGATGCATTGGATTCACTATGTCTTGGGTTGTTGTACCTGTGAGCTTTTCTGTTGGGTTTTGGCTTTTGCTAACTTATAGTACCCTTACGGACCTCAATATCATCCTCCACCGACTTTCGTAGCCTTTTCTGCGGTATATACCAGCCTTTTCAGGTACTAACTTTACCTTGCCTCCTCTTTTCTTTTCAATTCCCTTATAAAACTCTATCCTATCAGGTCTAAATCTGACTAATGTAATAGGTTGATAGTTTATCTTTTTGATGTCGTCTTGGGACATATTCTTTATGTACTTAGAAAGTGACGAAAGTATCATCTTAGTATAATCCAGCTTGAAGCACTCTTCTCTATTGCCAGTACCTTTGCTCCAATCTACTTTATCACATTTATTAGCCTCTAGAGCGTTTTCAATATCTCTTATGTGCTTGTTTAGAGCTATACTTCTTGCCTCAGGTTCATTGATTACCAGGACATTACCTAGTATATTCTCAACCTTGTCGCGTATGAACCATTTACCTTGTGGATAGTTGCCCTGCGGTTTTCTCTCAAAGTTGTCTGATATTAGTTCTGATATTTTGGTCATATCGCTAAACTCCTTTTCTGGAGTGTTACTACTCTCAGTCATATGCATCTTGTGTGACATTGGAATTATTGAGTAAGTGCCATCTTTATTCCTCTTAGTCATAATGTTATCAATCCCAGGGAATTGTGGGTTGTAAGCCATACCTGCACCATGGATTCTCGCCCATGCTTCCTCATTACCTCTGCGAGCTATCTCGGCTGTACCGTAAGAGAATATGCATCTTAGTAGTATAGACTCAATTACCTGCTTCCTTTTATCCTTATCTTGTATCTGCATTATACTATCAGCTATTTTCTTTGCTCTTTTATCATCTCTGCTTTTACTTTCTTTTTCACCCAACGATCCGTGGATATTTGGACATTCCTTTATCACACTTTCCAGTAAATCTGATAATTCCTTGTCAGACATAGTTCCGCCGAGAATTTTTCCTGTGTTACTAATAACCTTTGCATATGTCTTTTCGTTTACCGAAATAAAGGAGCCAAAAGCAAAACTTGACAAAGAATCGCTAATCCGAGCGTTCTGTAGATACGGAATCTTGCCCGCCAGGGTCTTGAGTAATGCTGACCTTAGCATAACCTTTTGATGCTCTTGTATCCCATCCTCAATAGAACCTAGTGTCATTGCGCCACCCAAAAATTGGGCCATATTTTTAGGAGTAAAATCCATCTTGCCCATCGCGTACCTTATATCTCTTTCGTTTGGCGTACCTTCAGGAAGATCAATTCGGTGGCCCGACTTTATTGAATCGTCTAGACTATCAATAGCTGTTTGTGCAATTATATCTAAGATAGGTGTAGCCGCACTTTTTCTCTTTTCCTTATCAACATTTTCTATCTCCTTCCTTACTCTTCTTACAGCCGATAATATAACCCTGTTTAGCTGTTTATCACTTGCATTTTCTATTTCCGTTATTGTAAAGAGCTTGTTTACCTTGTCATCACCTTGTACGGCTTTAGCTAACTGCCTCATTACCTCTCGTTTTACTTTGGGTGGATAAGATGATAAATCTTTTAGATACGCTAAAGCAACAACGGAAGATGATAAATAAGTCACTTGTCCCATTAGCTTCTGTCTCTTGTTATGATCAGCTTCATTGGCTGCCTCTGCATATATACTCTCCATCTTTCTTATGGTGCCTTTTGAGATGCTTTCAACAGCCTTGCTAACCCATGGGTTTGGTTTGCTGCCCGTAGATGTCTTTCTCCACTGCTTATCACCGTGTTCACACCCTAAAACATACGGGCTTTTATCTCCAGGTTTCCAACCACTGCATCTTTGTACTGTTTCACATTCACCTGTAAGTTTTCTCATGACATCGAAGTTTTCCTTTTCGCACTCCTCCTCTCTCAAAATCCTGCTTCCAGGGGGATTGAGATAGTCCCTAAACTTCTTGGGTTTAGTCTTTTCCTTGTCTTCCAAAACACCTTGCTGCTCGCTACCTACACCATACTTGCTGAGCAATTCTCTCCACTTTTTTCTCTGAGCGAGTGTTTTCCGTGGATCACGTCCACGCTTATGCAGATACTCTATCTCACTCAGTAATCCAGATTGCAATTCCCCCCGAAGTATTTCTACCTGCCTTGCCTCATCAGCCATGATGACACTTGGAAGTCTCACTACAGGTTGCACCCTTTGGAGTGTTTTTCTCTCTAACCAACCCAATCTTTCTGCAAGCCTGACAAACGTAGTGCAGAGTTGTCCAAAGATAGCCGCGTAGTCTGCCTGCATGGATTCAATGCGTCTGACAAAAGGTGATCCACTTACTAGTGCGGACGCATAGGCTTCAGGACCCTTAGTGACCCAATCCGGTAAACACCACTGAAGCGAAAGCAAATGCAATATGCTTGCACATGTGTCGATATACCTTTGGGGGTCAGAAGTTGGTCCAGGTTCGTATTCCTTACCTTGGTTTACTGAGAGTACTGTACCTGGATCAATGTTCCTAGCGTTAGGATCAATCCCATAAAAAGATGGGGACAGGTTAGGTGTGCCTGGTTTGAAGGGTCCAAATGACGTTGTACCTGTATCCTTGGTTGATATTGAGTGTGCAAGTATTTGATCAGACAATGCTCCAGGATACTTCTCGATCCATGCAATGGAAGCTTGGGCTTTTGATGATATTGTTACACCCCGTAGGAGTTGCCATAGGTGTGCGAAGTCTATTTCGACATTCGCAATCTCGGGTAGCCCACGCTTCACGTTCCTGTCTGCATTCCTACGACCATAGACCATGTACCTACGGTGTACGTAGTCCCATTCACCTTGGTTGGGATAGTAAACCCAATAACCCCTGATGTTCTCGTTGTCGTCAATCTCAGTAACTATCCCCCAAGTGTGAGAGAATTTTTCATCAAGGTCGATAGGTGGTGTGCGTACCTGCTCAGGTTCCACAAAGCGCAACACTAAGGGGTAACCTACATTCTTCACGAAAAACCTTATAAAAACTTCCCCATCACGCAACCAGCGTACACGAATTTCCTTTTCCCTGTCTTGCGACAATTCACCCGTGGTGAGATAACCTGAATCTCCTAAGCAATTCACCCGAGAGAATTTTTCCCACAGTTTATTCACCTTGCGTGCAAGAGACTTGTCTCCAACCCATTCTACATGTGGTTTACCTATGTGGTCTATAAGTATGTTGATGATACCCTTCACGACGGGGTTTCTCTCATACGCAAAGCGCGACCATGCAATCGTTTGCCAGAGTTGAGAGTCTGACCAATAACCTATTTGTGTTTGACTTGGACCTGTTACACGGTCAACAGGAATAGACGACGAGAAGCGTTGGTTGTAAATATCCCATTGGTATGAACCAAAGAATATCTGGTTGATTAGGTTATTTACAGGGAGCATGCTATGCCACCTTTGCAAGGGAAAACTAAGACATACTCTAACCTAGTTTTAGTGGGTCCAAAGTCTGTCAACAACAGGATTTATGCCCCAGATGTTTTGCGTAAAGCAGTCGAAGACGGTTTATACGACGGTGTACCTATTTTCCTGGACCATGAGGAGAAAATACAAACCTTAGTAGGTAGAGTAACCAAGGCCTATTGGGATGAAGATAAAAACTGCATCCGCGGAGATATAGAGATATACGATTCACCATATTCTAGTATCATTGATATAATCATCAACGTTTTCGGGGGTGAATTTGGGTTCTCCCATGTAGTTGAGGCGGAAGTTGATGAAGATAAGGAATCGGGAAAGGAATACGTAAAGCACATCAGTAAAGTGAAGTCTGTCGATCTTGTCACTGATCCAGCTACCACTAGGGGTATAAACGAAGTGCAGGAGCGAGTGATGAACGCAATAAGGAGTGTCATCAAGGAATCCAGGATCAGAAAACTAAAGGAATGCGGGGAAAACACAACGGTCAACATGCAGTCTTTAGGTGTTGTTGATAGTCTAATCCAGTCCTACTATAATGGTGAGATTAGTCTCCATGCACTAGTAAAACTTTTAGAGATACTTTCTCAAGGTGAGTTGAGGGAAAGCGTAGAGAGAAAAGAGTGTTGTCAGGAGAGTGAGGGTAAAACTATGCCTAAGAGAAAACTAAAGGAGCAGGAATCCGACTTCATGAAGGATGAAGTGCTCAACAACAAAGACAAAAAGGTTGTCGATAGTGAGGATACACTGGAACAGGAAGAATATAAGGAAAAAGAGGATGAGACTTTAGAGGAAGGTGAAGACTTAGAAAACGTAGAAGATGGTGAAGAGAGTGAAAATAAGGAATTTGAAGAGGAAGGGGTTAGTGAAGAAGATGGAGAATTGAGTGACGAGGAATTAGAGGAATATGATGAAGAGGATATGGAAGGTGAAGGTGACGAAGATTTAGAAGAGGAAATGAATAAAGAGGTTGAAGAAGATTACAAATGGGATAAAGATGTAGAAGAGGATCACGAGGGTTATGAAGGTGATCACGAAGACAAGGAGCTAAAGGAAAGCAAGAAACGTAATAAAAACAAGACAAAGCAAATAAAGGAAAGTGTACTATCGCTCAAGCGTGAGTTGAACCTGACACGCAAAAAACTACGGGAGAGCCAGAAGTTACTAGAAGAGATTGTAAAGAGTCGTTATGTACCTTCGTTGAAAGAGTATAAGATCATTTCTGAATCTAAGGACCCTGTAGGTCTAATCAAAATCCTTAGTGAAAAGCGTGTGGTTGTCGCTAAGAGTAAACCTAAGACAATCTCAGAATCCCGCAATAACACTCAGCAACCCGACGAATGGGACCAGATGATTGAGGAGGTCCGCAGACGTAAGGGCCTAATTCGATGAGCGACGGTACCTGCGTGTATGGTCTTGCTCTCAGTAACTACCAAGGGATATGCATGTCGATTGCGAGTACAATTGACATGCTAAAGCCTAGGGAATACGTAGAGCTAGAACCTGGACCTTTATCACCTATAGACTACCTAAAAAGTGCGTCAAGGGTTCTCTGTAGTCCAACTGAGAATTATTCGGAGTATCTCAGGGGGATACGTGATGCCAAGAGTGAATGGGGTGACGATGTACGTATCTTTACATCCCATCCTGTTGACGCTGTGAGGTTTTTCAATGCACCAGGCACACTGTTCTACTTCTCTAGGTTTGTAGGTTGTCAAAGCAAGGAATGCCCATTTTGCATGAGTTATAACGATGAAGGTTTTGAATTAGCGTATGTAAACTTCATGAATCTCATGAAACTTTATGGTGATAAGTCTCAACTTGTATTTCCATTCTGTTCTAAGTTCCTACTAAATAGTGAAAACATACCACCTGATCTACAAATACTTTGGAGTGTGAAGGTTACAGATAAAGTCTTTCTCTCACTTATGAGGAAACTACCTGAAGATAGGGGGAATAAAGCATGTCGATCCAACCTGTAGTCGGTTTACCTGGGGTTTATCCACCTAAGCTTTCTGTCCGTCGGGAAATCTTCCTTCATCCCGATAGGGTGTCCTATCGCTACTCGGGTCGGTTCTTGCATAAGTATGCTAGGGATTGGGAAAATCCTTTATCACCTAACACACTAAAAGCAGGAACGCCTCTCGCCTTGAGAAGGTTACGTTTTCCAGGTGATTCTCAGGCCAAGCTTTATTGGTTCCCTGCTGTTTTGACAAACAACCACTCGTCAGATACAAACAAAATAATACTTCCCGCTGCATTCAGAAATTACTCCTACATGTTTGGTGTAGGCTGTAGATTTACAAGAGTAAGGTTAGACCTAAACCGCGTACTTCAATTTAGCACTGTCGAAGCTACAGGAGTGAATGTTACCGATTCTGGTGTAGATATTACTGTTGATCCATCTAACTCGGTAGGACAAGGATGGGCAAACCAATCAATCTTGTTATACTCTGGTTTTGAAGGTCCTTCTGCTGGTAATAGCCCACTAGAGCATTACGTAGCCTTTTCCGTTCTCCCCAGTGATACTCTCTTAGGTGATGATGACATACAGCTACATCATTACCCATGGAGTGGTATCGTGAGGGGTGATATGCTATATCCAAGACGACCCTCTGGGCAAGACACAGCGAGGAACGTTGTGCTAAGGAGATTTTTGAAAGCTGCTGCTGCGTCTGGTCTCTCTAGTCTCCTTGTTGACGAGGCTCTTTTTGAAGAATAACTAAGGTCTAGCTAGATAGGAGTGATAAACCATGGCTTACAGTGTAAGGGACATTCTCTCGTGGGTCCCCTTGACGAAAACCGTGCAAGTCGTCAAAGAGGGGCTACCCAAGGTTTTACCCAAGGAATTCTTCTCTATTGAGGAAAAGGTTAGTGGGCATGTTGCGCGGGTAATCGAATATCGTGGAACCCGTCAAACTGCAAGGGTTGTACCTTATGGTGCACCTGCTCCCTTGGGGAGAAAGCTTGAGCTTAGCTCTAGGGACATTGTGTTACTCTCTGCACGCGAGCAGATTCCCTTCCGTGAGGAATTGGTCTTCATCTTGCGGAATTGGGAGAAGTATCAACCACAGCAAAAGTGGGCTATGCAGGAGATTATCTACCAAGGTGAGCAGATGCGCACAAGGTTTGATAACCTTGAAGTCGCAGCTTTGCTGATGTCGTTAGCTAGAGGTGAAATCTACCTTGATAACGAAGGGAATCTTATACCAACCGCTGCAGGAGCTGAGGTTATAATCTCCCAAGGGATACCTGATATCAATATCACTGGTAGAACCGGAAATCAAGTGGATGCAATTGTCAACAACTGGCACAACACAAGCACAAACATACCTCAACAGATTGTTGACATCCGCAAGCATGCTGTGCAAAGAACAGGGTATCCACTAAAGTATGCAATCTATGGTCGGAATGTCCTAGGACACATGGCTCGCAACGAGGCTCTGAGATACTTCTGGGCAAGAGCTATCGATTACAACCAGGAATTCCTTGAAACTTCCTACATCCCCAAGGAGTTTCTAGGACTAACCTGGATTCCCGCGGCTGAGGCGTTCTTTGAAGATCATAATGGTACAGTGCGCGAAATCTTTGGACCCAACAATATCGTATTTACCCCTGAGATTACAGAAGAGACTTACACGATGTACCGTGGGAGTGAGTTAGTACCTACCATGCTGAGTGCAACCTATAAAGACGGTCAGGATGCGTTGGGAAGCCTTGCGGAAGTGTTTGGTCGCGGTCGCTACGCTAAAGTGTTAGACAATCCCGTACAGATTATTGATGTTGGGTTCTCTGTCTTCTTACCACGGTTGAAGGTTCCCAATGCGTACTATATCTGCAACGTGGGATAATCATAAGGAGTGAAACATGGAATGGGTTGCTAATCTCCTAAAGGTTCGTGGTAAAGAGATTCCAGACTATAGAGTTGACACTATCTCAGAATGGGTATCTGAATTCAAAACCAAGGAAGGTAGGCTTCCTAGTAAGGAGGAGGTACTAGATCAAGTGGCCTACTTGTGTAGAGTGAACTTATGGAATCTAAGCACAATCGAAAGAGTAAAGGAATTCGTGTTCGGTGAGAAGGTGGAGAAACCACCACAGAATCCCACTGAGGCGTTGGCTAAGGAGTTAGGGATTGGTGTTGAAACAAATGAAACAAAAGAGGAAAAAGCTGAATGAGACAAGGTGGAAGGTGGGTTGACTAGCGTGGAGTAACCGCGAGATTATAACCATACCGGTGGTTTATTAGGATACTCCATGACTACGTAGTAGCGTGACAGGTCGAACGCCTTCCACCTTTCGCGTACAAAGTAGGTTATCTTACCGTCTTCAAATTCACAGACATTCCATATCAATTCCACTTCGTATGTACGCTCCATCATGTCACCATAGTAGCCCCCTTATGCCTCTAGGTAAATGTCGTTTTGCAATCGATAAGCCAATAACCTATCACCTTCCTTTAGATACATCCTGTCGGTTATGAGGATAAAAGGCTTAGTCCCACTATATGGGTTACCATCGACAGGGGGATAGACCTTGTAAACCTTGTAACCACCTAGGAGTATAAAGGGGTTGGCCTTTAGCATTAGTACTAGTGGACTAGTTGTAGCGAATTCACCCACAACCAGATCACGCATGTCGTTCCGGTTTACTGCGACTAGGTATCGAATGTGCAGCAGGGCAAGAGCAACAAAAAGCGTTACACCAAGCACAAGCGTTAGGCTAGCATTCCCCATTGCAATCGCAATCAAAAGGGCGAAGGGGACAAGGCTACTGGCGTAGATCGACAACCTTACCAGTTTCATGACACTACCTCCTTTACCGCCTCTGTAGTATTATTCGCTTCTTCAATGTGAAGATTACGCAAAATCTCCGTAAAGACTTGCCTCCAGATACGTTCATGGACCCTGACATACAAGAAATCCACCAGTGCGGTGACACCGGATTCGTCTTTCTTTACACTGTTCAGAACACGTACTAGACCAATGAATTCCTTGTCTTGAGTGTCCAGTACTACATCTCGACCAGTATAAACTAGATGCAAGATACTGAGCAAAACAATTCGCTTTTGCACCAAGGATAGTCCGACTTCAGGTCGTTCGACTATAACTGTACTACCCTTCTCTGTGAAGTTTTTAGCCCAGGTCAACTGGTGGATTAGTCCCAGGAAGGGTTTATGTCTAGGGTCGTTTTCTATACCCTTTACTCCGTACATCTCAACGAAGTAGTTATCACGCATGGATTCAGGTGAAACGTTATACTGTAATCTTTCTTGCAGGGACAACCTGACTCCACTAACGTTTTCCGCACTACCTACAATGATCTTGGCCATATCAACCTCCCTTCTTAGGTACAAGAAGTCTATCCTTTACATCACCACAACGCATAGCCTTCTCCTTGTAGTACTATTCCTGATTCTCTTCGCTCAACTTCTCCTCCTCAATCCTTTCAAGTCTTTCCCTAGTCCTTTCTAGCCTAGTGATCACCTTTTCGGGAACATTATACTCAGACACTGTGTACCAATTGTTTATTCCTTTTCCCCCTTCAAAGGTAAACCCATCGGTGGCAATCAGAGCAAACCCATGCTCAGGGTAAAGAACCTCAGAATCAACAAGCAGATAGTACTGATCGTAATCGTCTCTCACGTACCGAGCATCCATCTTGTCTCCTCCTTTCTCTTCTCTCTTTGCTTCAACCTTTCACTCTCATTCTACTATCTACTTCGCAACTCGTCAAGGGGCATTTTGCAGTTTTCCCCTTTTTCATCGAATCTTCACAATTCCCCACAGGGGT